AAGATTCAGGCAGCAAGATTATTTGTTAGAAAGCAATCTCCGTTTGGTATTGCAGGCTCTGTAGAATTAGGAACAGTTCGTCTTAATTCTCGCCTTGATCCAGATGTTGAGATGTTGCTAAAGACATTTAGAAGAAACTTTGGTCTTGCTTACTAATGATTAATATTAATGGCGTAAGAGACGCACTCAAAGCCAACCTACAGACAATAACAAACTTGAGAATCTATGACTTGATTCCAGATGTTGTTGTTCCACCATGTGCTGTAGTTGGGCAATTAGATTTCACATTTGATGTTGACAATATGCGTGGTTTAGACCAAGCATCTGTTGATATATTTGTGATTGTTCAAAGAATATCAGAAAGAAGTGGACAAGACAAACTTGATCTATTCTTGGCAGGCAGTGGAACAGGTTCCATAAAGACTGCTTTAGAATCAGATAGAACATTAGGTGGCCTTGTTGATACACTCAGAGTTATAAGTGCAGAAAGTGGTACATATACTTCTGGTGAGCAATCTTTCTTATCATATCGCTACAACCTCACAATTTGGGGTTAAGGAGAAGCAAATGGAATATGTAGTAATCTCAAACACGAAAGTTTGCGGTAAGGTAAAAGATGAGAAACTTACCAAAGATGATATACTTAGCAAAGGAAGTAATGTTGAATTTCTTCTTGCAGCAGGTCATATCAAAGCCGCAAATGCAGCAAAGGTAACACCAGCAGTAAAAGAAGAACCACCAGTAACACAGCAGGAAGAATATTTTCCTGTTTTTAACTCAGTAAATAACGAACAAGGAGAATAATAACATGGCAAGATTAGTATTAACAAATGTTGAGGTTACAATTGGAGCAGTTGATTTGTCAAATCATATTGCCTCAGTAACACTTGGCAGCACATATGATGTATTGGAAACCACAGCATTCGCAGGTGGAAATGTTCCAGCAGCAGCAAAGACACGCATTGCAGGACTTGTTGATAACTCAGTAACATTTGAGTTCCACCAGGACTTCGCAGCAGCGTCAGTAGAAGCAACAATCTATCCACTATTGGGTACAGTTGTTGCATGTACAGTAAAGCCAGTAGATGCTGCAATTGCTGCAGATAATCCTGAGTACCAATTTAACGCTTTGGTTTCAGAGTGGACACCTCTAAATGGTGCTGTAGGCGAACTAGCCACTGCATCAGTTACATGGCCAATCTCAGGACCAGTCGTTAAGGATGTAACACCTTAATATGTCAAAAATAGTTCTAACTAACGCATATGTTGTATTTGAAAATGTCTATGATTTCAGCGACCACATTTCAAGTATAACAATAAGCACTGTACATGATGTTTTGGATGTGACTCCAGTAGCAACTGGAATCATCTACAAAGAAGTTATTGCAGGCGTTGGAACTAATTCAGTTTCTTTTGATTTCTATCAAGATTTTGCTAATGACTCTATTGAAGAGTTTTTTGGTGGAGTACCTCCGTACTCTGTAGAGCCAAATCGTGTAGGAACAAAAGTTTCATGCAGAGTCAGACCACTAAATACAGTAAAGTCTGCTCAAAATCCAGAATATCAGTTTGAAGCATTAGTAACTGAATGGACTCCAATTAACGCAAGTGTTGGATCATTAAGCACTATTACGGTGAATTGGCCTATATCTGGAGAAATAATTAAAGATATAACTCCATAATACAACTATACCTTGAAAGGGGAATCAAAATGGATGGATTAAGTATAAAAGTAAAGACTAGCGATGGAAACGAAGGAACATATCCTTTGCGTCCAAAGACTCTTGTTGCATTTGAAAACAAGTTTAACAAGGGTTTTGCTAAGTTGCTTACAGAAGATCAGAAGATGGAACACATCTACTTTTTGGCTTGGGGAGCCATGAAGGATGCTGGACTTGTAGTAAAGCCTTTTGGCGATGCCTTCTTGGACACACTAGACAGTGTTGAACTAGAGTCTGACCCAAATTCAGAATCCACAGAAACAGCCTAACCTATACGGTAGCAATGATTTCTGTGGAGACAGGCATATCTCCAATAGATTTACTTGAAGCACCAGAAGGTGTTATTGAGTCAATCGTTATTTATCTGAAAGAACGATCAAAGGAAGCGAGCAGGCAATGAGTAAAGATGCAGTAGTGTTAACTGGAGTAAAGGAGACACTAAAGGCATTGGAAAAATTTGACAAAGATGCAGTTAAGAGTTTTAACAAAGTTATTAATTCTGAACTGAGAAATGCTAAAAAAGATGCACAAGGCTTTGTCAAAGCAGACGCACCACTAAGTGGATGGTCTACTCAACCTGCTCGCAATCCTCGTACTCGCAATGGTGCTGGATGGCCTGCATGGGATCAGAGCGTTATCAGAGCAGGTATCTCATCCTCAAAGGCTGAGGGTAAAGTACGAAGAGACTACACTACATCAGCAGGAGCATTAAAGAACAGATCTGCAGCAGGTGTAATTTATGAATTAGCAGGTAGATCAAATAGAGGAACTGGTACATTTATCAGCAACCTTGAGAAGGAGTCGTCTCAGGCTTCTCGTTTAATCTGGAAGTCAGTAGACAAGAACAAAGATAGAATTATTAACAATGTTGAAAAAGCATTCAATGATGTTAAAACAAAATTACAACGAAATTTAGAAAAGGAGCGTGGCTAATATGGCAGTAGGTGCAGTAGTAGCCAGAATCCTTACCCAGTATTCTGACAAAGGCAGCAAGGCTGCCCAAAAGGACATAGCCAAACTTCAAAAGAAGATTGATGCATTTGGCAAGAAAGCATTTAAATCATTCGCTATTGCTGGAGTGGCAGCAGCAGGATTTGCAGTTAAGGTTGGAATTGATGCTGTTAAGGGTGCAGCAGCAGATGAAAAGGCTTTAGCAGCCTTAGACATGGCGTTAAGAAATAACACCAGTGCCACTGCTGATGCAATTAATGCAAATAGTAAATTTTTAGATCAACTTGAACTACAAGTAGCAGTTGACAATGAAGAACTTATTCCAGCATTGCAAAGATTAGCAATTGCAACAGGAGATCTTGGACAAGCACAAAACCTTTTAATTCTTTCTACAGATGTTGCAGTAGCGTCAGGAAAAGATTTAGGGACTGTTTCAACAGCAATTGCCAAAGCAGTAAATGGGCAGTTTGGTGCACTTACAAAACTAGGACTACCTATTGATGCAACTGCACTTAAGCAAAAAGATCTTAATAAGATATTAAGTGATTTTGCTGACATAAGCAAAGGATCAGCATCTGCAGCAGCCAATACATTTTCAGGAAGATTAACAAGATTACAACTATCTATTAAACAAGTAATGGATAAATTAGGTATAGCACTTATGCCAGCACTTGAACTTCTTGTTAGATATATTGAACAAAAAATTGTTCCTATGCTTGACGCTTGGATTACTAAGAACGAAGATGAATTAAATAAGTCTCTTCAAGACACTGTAGGACAAATTAAAGAAGTTGTAAAGGCTTTTCAAGATATTTATAAAGTAATAGGAGCAGTTAATGCAATCCTACCATTTGGTATTGGTGGATGGATTAAGTTGGCTGCAGTTCTATCAGGTATTAGTTCGTTACTGACTGTAGCAACAGTTATTAAGAAGATTACTGATAAGACAAAGTTGCTAACAACTGCTGCTAGAGGAAGTGAAAGAACAGTTAAAGCACTTAAGACTGAAATGAGCACTTTCCGTTCTCTTATGGTAAGAATTGTACAAAGATTCCAAGATGTTGGTACTTGGGCAGGAAAGACAACAGGTCGTTTTGCTATTCTTAGAAGTGGCATAAATTTACTAATTAAAAGATGGAAAGTTTTATTAGGACTCTTTACAGTTGGTATTCCTTTAGTTGGTGGTCTTTGGAACAAAATGTTTGGAAAAAGCGATACTGAAATATTAAAGGAAATGCAAGCAGAAACAAAAAGGCTTTTCCAGGAAGAAAAAGCAAGAGCAGCCCAGGAAAAAGCAGATCAACTTGTTTATAATAATAACTTAAAAATTGAAGTAGCAGCAGCAGCAGCCGCAGCAGAGGCTGCAAGAAAACAAGCAATTGCTGATGCCTTGGAATTAAAGAGAACAAAATTACTTGCAGCACAGAAAAAGAAGATAAAAGATCTTGGCATTAAGGGTCTCGTAGATGAAGAAGATCCTAAGCAACTAAATGCAGCAATTGCTCTTTTAGAAAGACAAAAAGAGATCAATGTTATTGATAAGGCAAGAGTTGAAAGAATGAAGGAAGAAATCCTTCTTCTAAAGGTTAGAAATGACCTAGCCATGAGATATGATGATATCCTCAAGGTATTAGCAGATGGAAAGATAACTTCAGCAGAAGTTCAAATCCTTGCTCTTAAATGGGGTGTCGCTAAAGAAGCAGTAGATGCATACTTGCTACAACTTAAGATTGTTGAAGATGGCACAATATCAGATGATGAAGTTATTGAACTTGCTAAGGCCTGGGGTAGCACAAAGGCTCAAGCAGCACAGTACCTTGACTTCTTCCAGGCATTAAATGACGGTATCTTAAGTCCTGCTGAAATTGAGAACCTTAAGTCTAAGTGGAAGTTAACTGAAGACCAAGTACGCATGTATGCTGACTTTGTTGGTATAGTAAATGACGGTAAGTTAACTGATGCTGAAATTGTTAAGATTCAGGAAAAGTGGAAGTTAACCACAGATCAAGTTGTTGCCTATATAATTAAGATTGGTGCTCCTGTTTCTTATTCAGGTACCCTGATTGATCCAGCAACTGCAGCAACTATGGGCTGGAAGAGTGCTCTAGCAGCACTTCTAGCATACCAAGCAGCATTAGGTAATACGCCAAGCAGTTCTTCAAGTTCATCTAGTTCTTCAGCAGTTGTTCCTCAAGGACCTTGTGGAACTGCAAGACCTTTTTATAACTATTACACAGGTGAGTGCGTAGCAACAGCAGCAGACATTAAGCCTAGAGGCTCTACTACCACTACTACCACCACTACTACTAGTGATGCCCTAGCAGCAATAACTACAGCAACAACCACTAAAACAATAAATGCAGCCGTAGCAGCAGCAATTGAAGCAAATGAAAGTGCATCAGAGATTGCAAATTCTATGGTTACTGGTCTTTTGGGTCAAGGAGTAAGCACACAAAATGCTTTGTCTTCTGCAAGATACACAGGACAAGCAATTGCAGCACAGCAAAAGGCTGAACAAGAGGCTGCTGAGGCAGCACTAAGAAACCAACAGTATGCTGAAGGTATGGCAAAAAGATATGGTGGTTATGTAGGATCTACTATGGATACTGCTAATTCTTTGATGGGCAGTGGAATGACAAGTTCTGGCACAACAAACATTACTGTAAATGTTGCAGGATCTGTAACATCTGAAAACGACCTAGTTCAGACAGTTAGAACAGGACTTTTGCGTGGTCAGTACAACGGTAATCAAATAACACTAGAGGCAATATAAAATGACGCTACCAGTATTAAAAGTAGAAATTGACTTTGCATCTGGTCCATCATTTGGATATCCTCTTCTGCTTGATAGTGTTCAGTTTGGTATTTTAGATACAAATACATTAGGAGATGCACCAGCAGATCTTGTTGATATATCAAGTCAAGTTTTAAGATGTTCTGTTCGTAGAGGCCGTAACCGTATTCTTGCTAACTTTGAGGCTGGAACAGCAACAATAACATTAAATGATCCTGACTCAGACTTTAATCCTCAAAATGCTGCGGGACCGTATTTTGGTAAATTACTACCACTACGAAAGATAAGAGTATATGCAGATACTGAATTTGGTGGAAGTCCAGTAGAAATTAACCTATTTTCTGGATATATAACATCTTACGATACAGGATTCTATGAAGGCACAAATGCAACTTCTACAGTAATCCTACAATGTGTTGATGGATTCCGTCTTCTTAACAATGTTTCTACTGGAATTGCTCCAATTCCTGGATGCCCAGCAGGGCAATTATCTGGAGCAAGAGTAAATGCAATATTAGACTTTGCTGGTTTCCCAGATTCTATGAGAACTACTGATGCTGGTAACTCCACAATGCAGGCAGATCCAGGTCAAAATAGATCCGTGCTTGCTGCTATCCAAACCGTTGAGCAATCTGAATTTGGTGCTTTCTTTATGCAAAGATCTGGAAAGACATTATTTCTTGATCGTGATGAAGTTACTAAAAGAGCAGACGCAGTACCAAGAACCTATACAGACTTAGGAACTCCTGGAACATTCCCATATGAATCAATTGACTTTGCTTTTGATGATCAACTTATCCTTAATGATATTACGGTTACAAGATATGATGATAATATTGGGCCTGATCCTGTACCTCAAGAAGTATTTAGTCAAGAAAGTATTGATAAATATTTTATTAAATCAGGCCAAAGAACAGGAATTCTTGTTCAGACTGATGCAGAAGCATTAGATCAAGCACAAACACTTCTTGTTGCTCGTAAGAATGCAGACTTAAGAATTGACTCAATTACACTAAATATGAATGCAACGGTAAGTGAACTAAATACCTTGGTTAATTTAACCTCAGATATTTACAACCTTATCTTAGCAGAAAAGCAAATGCCTGGTGGTAGTTCTATAGTAAGAGAACTATTTATTCAAGGTGTTCAGCACGACATAAGCCCATCTAGATGGATGGTAAAACTGCTAACAGCAGAGCCACTCATCCAAGGTTTTATACTTGATTCAGAAAATCAAGGTATACTAGGAAATACCGTTCCACAAAATAC